CCCCCCGCTTGACAAGGCGGGGGGCCGATCCTATGCTTAGGCACATGAGCAACCCAACATTTGAGATGGTTCAGCGGGCATCCTCCGCTGAGCTGGCAAGCATCCCCTACGGCCACATGCGCGCGGCGCAGAAGGCGCGGGCGCTGACGTCCTCGCTGCACTTCGCCCTCGACCAGGGGGCGGCGCCGGCGAGCGCCGAGCGCGTCGCATCGGTCTGCGAGTCGGCCCTCGTGCTGTGCCGCGAGATCGACCGCAGCCTCGGCGACCCGATCGGGTCCCAGGGCGAGCCGGCCCGCGTTGCCTACGAGTGCTGCGCGGCCGGAGAGACGGCCAGCGCCGATGAGCTGCTGCTGTGCCTCGACGACTTCGCCCACCGCACCGACGGCCTGCCCGGCGGCGATGATGTGCTGAATCTCGGCATGGTCGCGTGCCTCGTGCGGAGGGGGCTGCCACTGTGACAGCGGCCCTCACGCCGGAGCAGGAGACCTCTCGGGCATGGCTCGTCAGCCACCCGAGGGGTCTCCTCATCGCGGGCATGGGCACCGGAAAGACGTGGACGACGCTGCGGGCGCTCGCGGACCTGTCCGCTGACGCCTTCCCAGCCCTCGTCCTGGCCCCACCAACGGTCAGTGAGTCCACGTGGTCTGACGAGGCTGAGCGCCGCGGCATCCCGCTCGTCGTAGAAGCCGCTCCGCGCACGCCGGCGTCTAAGCGCCGCGCCGCCCTGGCCGACACGCTGGCCGACGTCGTGGTGCTCTCCAGCGCCTCGATCCGGGATGCCGTGCTCAGCGACACCACGTGGAGAACAGTAGTGGTCGATGAGGCCAGCGGGTACATGACCCCCTCGGCGAGCCGGGGCGAGTCCCAGCGCGCCCGAGCGCTGCGGGAGCTAGCAGCTGCGGCCGATCGGCTGTGGCTGCTGACCGGCACCCCAGGCCATGATCCGATCGGGGTGTGGTCGCTGGTGCGGATGCTCGACGGTGGGGAGCGCCTTGGCAAGACGGTCACCCGTGCCCGCGACGAGTACCTCACCGAGGGGAGGATGCTCCCTACCGGAGCCCGTGTAGGCCGCGAGCCGCGCCCCGGGGCGATGCGGCGGCTTATCCGCAAGGCGTCCGACGTGATGCGATACGCCGAGGCCGGCGAGGGGCTCGTGCTTCCCGAGGTGGACTACCAGGCGCTCACCCCGACCATGGGGTGCGAGGCGGTCCGCATGAGCAGGGAGCTGCTCGCCGACGGCGTGACGCACCTGCCCGACGGGCGCGAGGTCTACACGTCGGGGCCGGGTGCCGTGGCGAACCTGATGCACCAGCTCACCACTGGGGCGATCTGGTACCGGCCGCCGCTCGACCCCGATGCTGAGCCCGAGCTGGTTCAGGTGGACCGCATTCGGCCGGCTCTGGACTACACGGCCTCGGCCGTGCGCGCTCGCCGTCGGGCCACGGGCCGCGGGGTCTTGGTGATGACGTGGTTCAGGCACGAGGAACCATACCTGCGGGCTCAGCTGCGGGAGATGCGCATCGGCTCGGCCAAGCGCGCTGAGGACCGCGCGGCGTTCAACGCAGGCAACCTCGATGTGCTGATCGCCCACCCGGCGTCGGCGGGTCACGGGCTCAACCTCCAGTTCGGGGGGGAGTCGCTGGTGTGGTCCTGCTTGCCGTGGTCGCTGGAGCTGTGGGAGCAGGCCAACGCCCGACTCGCCCGGCCAGGCCAGACGGCGGAGCGTGTGTCCTGCCAGTTCAACGTGCCGGTGTACGACCGCGGAGAGCCCTCTATCGCGTCGGCGATCTGGGACGCGCTGGGTCGCAAGGCGGACATCCAGCGGACGGTGTTCACCACCCTCGGACTGAGTGACACAGAACACGATGAGCTGAACTTGACCGAGCCGGATGACCCCGCATATATTTGAGCCATGGACGACGACATCCGCAAGGAGGTGGACAACCTCCGAACCCTGATCGAGAAGCAGGAGACGAGCCTATCCCGCTTCACCACCGAGCGCTCAACCGGCTCCACAAGCTGGGCCTCCCGTGGCCCATGATCGCTAGTGAGGTCGGAGTCACCACGCAGACAGCAATGCGCTGGGCGGGCAAGTTCGCCCGACGCCGCTGAACAACCCAACACAACCCGAGAGGAACAAGCATGAGCATCAACGTCACCACCGGCCCCGCAACCCTGTCCTGGCCCCACCTGGCCGAGCTGGAGGCCCGCAATGGCAACAGCAAGCCCAAGGTTTCCACTGCCGTCATGGTCCCCAAGAGCGACACCGCCACCATCGAGGCGCTGAAGGCCGCCGTCCGCGAGGCCGCCGCCGAGAAGTGGGGCACCAAGGTTCCGAAGAGCCTGCGAACCCCGCTGAAGGATGGCGACAATAGCGACTACGAGGAACAGGCCGGCCACATCATCTTCAACGCCTCCTCGATCCGCCGAGTGCCCGTTGTGGGCACTGACCTCCTGCCTTTCTCTGACGAGCGGATCGCCGAAGAGGTCTACGGCGGCCAGAAGGCCCGCGTCGCGGTTCGCGCCTTCGCCTACGAGGTGGATGGGTCCAAGGGCGTCTCCTTCGGGCTTCAGATGGTCCAGGTCCTTGGTGGCGGGGAGCGCTTCGGCGGCGGAGCCGCCTCGGCCGAGAGCCTCTTCGGCCCCGCCCAGCCGTCCGCCAGTCAGCCTGCGGCTGACGAGGACCCGCTCGCGGGTCTGATGTGAGACCTGAGACCCCAGTAGAGCGGGCGCTGGTCGCAGCGGTCAGCGCCCGCGGAGGCCTAGCGATCAAGCTGGCACCCACGATGCGGGGGCTGCCCGATCGGCTGATCCTCCTTCCGAACGGGGAGATGAGGCTGGTCGAGCTCAAGGCCCCCGGCGAGACGCCGAGGGAGTCACAGAAGATGGTCCACCGCCACCTCGAGGCCATGGGCCACCCAGTCACCACAATCGACACGACAGAGGGAGCGAGACGGTGGGCAGAGACGCACGTGACTCGGTGAACCACCCCAGTCACTACGCCGAGGGATGGTCCAACGGCGCCGAGGTCATCGACATCACGGAGAACCTGAACTTCAACCGCGGGAACGCGGTCAAGTACATCGCCCGAGCAGGGCGCAAGGACGCAATGAAACTCATCGAGGACCTGAAGAAAGCGAGGTGGTACATCGACAGGGAGCTGAAGAGACTAGGGGATGAGTGAGTGACGAGCCCCTCAGGACGCAGAACTTGCGGAACCTGAGGGGCTCGTCATATTCTGTAGCCATGCCAACCCTTTACCTTGACACAGAGACCTACTCCGACATCGACATCTCGGCCGGCGCGCACCGCTACGCCGAGAGCCCCGAGGCGTGCATCACCCTCGCCATGTGGGCACTCGATGACGAGCCCGTGAAGATCACCGAGGGGCCGACCACCGAGGGTCACGACCCGGCGCTGTGGAAGGAGTTCATCACCCTCACCCGAAACCCCAGGGTCACCAAGGTCGCACACAACGCCGCCTTCGACCGCATCCAGGTCAGCGCGTACACCCACGGCCGCGCCACCGGCGAGTACCTCGACCCCGCCGAGTGGATCGACACCATGCACTGGGCGTACCTCCTCGGCCTGCCCGGCTCGCTGAAGGGGCTCGCCAAGGCGCTGAAGTGCGACGACAAGGACACAGCCGGGACGCTCCTTATCAACCGCTTCGCCAAGCCGCAGCCGGCCACCAAGACGTTCCGCGGCGGCCGCCGCCTGCCGAGCGACGACCCCGAGCGCTGGGCCGAGTTCCGCGCCTACGGCATCCAGGACGTCGAGGTCCTCCGTCAGGTGCACCGAGCATTGGAGCGCGAGTGGCAGGCGATCGACCTGTCCCCCTCGGCGTTGGAGCGCGCCGTCGAGCTCACCGCCGAGAAGATCACGGACGCTGGCCTCCCCCTCGATGTCGAGCTGCTGCACGCCCTTCAGCGCTGCGAGGACGACAACGTGAGACGACAGGCGGAGGATTTGAAGAGCATCACCGGCCTCGCCAACCCGAACAGCACCGCCCAGCTGCACACGTGGTTCGCGTCGAAGGGGATCAACCTCCCCGATCTACGCCGAGAGACCGTTGAGCCCCTGGCTGCGGACGAGTCGCTACCGGCCGAGGTGCGGCGCGTCGCCGAGCTGCGCGTGGCCTCCGCCCGTGTCGCGGGCAAGAAGCTCGCGGCGGCCGAGCTGCGACGGGGCGCCGGCAACCGAGCGCGTGGGACTCTCCGCTACCTCGGCGCCCACACCGGCCGCTGGAGCGGGAGTGGCTTCCAGCCGCAGAACCTCCCCCGGGAGCATCTGCCCAAGGGCGAGACGGTTGACGACGTGCTCGACAAGTGCCTGCTCGGCGAGCCAGTAACCCCGGTCGAGGTCGCGGCGTGCGTTCGCTCGGTCATCGCCGGCCCCCTGATCGTCTGCGACTACACCTCCATCGAGGCTATCGTGCTTGCCTGGCTCGCCGGCGAGCAATGGGTGCTAGACGCCTACGAGGCCAAGCGTGACCTCTACGTCGAGACGGCATCGCGCATGAGCTCCGCCGTCGGCCACGAGATGACTCGCCAGGAGGGTAAGACGGCCCTGCTCGGCTGCGGCTACGGCGCGGGTCCGAACGGTCTGCGCGTGTTCGCAGGCGACGGCCCGAGCGACGAGGCGCTTCAGGCCCAGGTGGACGCATGGCGCCGAGCGAACCCCCACATCACGGCGCTGTGGGACCAGCTCGGCCGCGAGTTCCGAACTGGCGGGGAGCGCATCGTCGCCGGGCAGGACTCTTTCGGCCGAGCCTTCCGCAGGATGCTGCTGCCGAGCGGCCGAACCCTGATCTACCGAGGCATCCGTGCGACGCAGGACCGCTGGGGCCGCCCGTCCGTGGCGTACTGGGACGCGCGCCGCGGCATCGCCGTCGAGACGTTCGGCGGTCGCCTGACGGAGAACCTCGTGCAGGCCGTGGCCCGCGACTGCCTGGCATCTGCAATGGTGCGGCTCGATCGCGCGGGGTTCGAGATCGTGGCCCACGTCCACGACGAGGTGCTCATTAAGGGCCCGTCGGAGTGGTGGGACTACGCGGCCGGGAAGCCGTCCGCCGCGGGCGTCGAGGCGTTCCGCAGGGTCAGAGACACCATGAGTGCCGACCTGCCGTGGGCGCCAGGCCTGCACCTGCGAGCCGCCGGCGGCGTCGTGGACCGTTACAGGAAGCTCACGGACGCCGACGAGCTTGACTAGTCGCAGAACATCCGCATACAATTTGCACAACCTGACCCAGAAAGGACAACCACAGTGATGGATGAAAACGAGGTGTTCTCCGCCGACGAGCTTTACCTTGTAGAGGATGCTCTGCGGGGAACACGTGGGCTGGAGGAGTTGTACTCCCACTTAGATTCGGAAAGGCTCAGAGTCTACCGACGGCACCACAGCCGCACAACCCCCGTCGATGTGGGGGTCATCCTCAAGGGGAGTGGGGAGATGCGCCTGATAGTCACAGGCAAAGGCGCGACCCCCAAGCTCGTGCAGGTCTGTCACCCCAAGGACATTGACGACGCGATTTCTCAGGCGCAGAGCCATCTCCTTGACTACTTCGACGCTGTGGCGAGTGCGCTATGAGACGCCAACTCAGCCCCAGCGCCGTCGAGCAGGACGAGCGAGCCACCGCAGAAATCTGCGACCACCTGGAAGACCTTGCCTGTCACCGAGGCCAGTACTACCAGCGGGACATGAAGCGCATTGCGGACCCGCTCGGAGCTAAGGCCGGAAACCTGTCCGAGCGCCTGGCCCGCCGGCCAGGGTGGACCATCGGGGAGGTGCTCGCCCTTGCCGATGCCGGGCTGCTCCCCGGGGCCCTGCGAGCTCGCATCGCCGAAGCGATGGGGGGCTCCGCCGAGGACGGCGGAGCTGAAGCGATCAGCCGCGAGGTGACCCTCGACTACAACCGGGCGCGTAACGCCATCATTGTCCTCGACCGGGGGCGGGAGATCGGGGTAGCCCGGTTCCACACCCGGCTGTCTGACGCAACCACCAAGCTTGTCCGGGGAATCTGCAAGATATCCGGCAAGCACGACTAACCTCAGAAGACATGCAGCACATCACCGTTTTTCACCAGCCAAACTGCCAGCCCTGCCGACTCACCATGCGGATGCTCGACAAGCTCGGGGCCGCCTACGCCAGTCGCCCCCTCGACGAGGGCGGCCCCGAGGTTGAGCGAGCCCTCAACAACGCGCGGGCTCTCGGCATGACATCAGCACCCATCGTCGAGGTTCGTGACGAGTCTGGCGCTCTTGTCCGCACGCTTAGCGGCTACCGCCCGGCGGAGCTGCGGGAGATCGCGGGGGTCGCCCGTTGACCCCGCTTGATGAGGCGATCATCGCCAACGACCTGCTGCCCCGCGAGCAGCAGCGGACCAACCAGGAGATCGCGGATGAGTTCAGCACCTCCGAAGCGTCCGTCCGACGCCACCGGGCCAAGCTGAAGCGCCGCGGCGCCCCCGACCAGGGGCACGACGCGTTCTTCAACGACGTCCCCGTGGGCGCCATCGTGCAGCGCGGGAAGACGATCCGCCTCCCCGATGGTTCCTACGAGAAGATCATGTGGAAGCCCGGCGCCGTCGAGATGTCCGAGGCCAAGTCGTTGTCCTACGACGACCTGGAGCCTGTCTTCCGGGAGCCTCTCCTGCCGAAGCCCGCCCCGATCGTAAAGGGCGACGAGGACACTCTCGTGGTCTGCCTCGCCGACTTTCAGATCGGCAAGCAGCAGTCAGGTGGCGGCACAGAGGATACGGTTCGGCTCGTGCGCCGCGCAATCGAGGACATTGCGAACGACATCCGCTTCCGCGACCCATACAAGCGCATCATCCTCGCCGACGTGGGCGACAGCACGGAGGGGTTCTGGAACGTCGCCAGCCAGGCGCAGACCAACGACCTAAGCCTGACCGACCAGATCAGGACCGTGCAGCGCCTCTACGCTGAAGCCCTCCGGGCCCTCACCCCTCTATGCTCCTCTCTCTACTACGTAGCAGTCCCGTCCAACCACTGCGCCGTCCGCACCGGGCCCGGCAAGAACAGTCGCGCCAACGCCCCCGATGACGACTTCGGGATCATGATCTCCAAGAACATCGAGGACATCATCGCCGGACGCCCAGGCTACGAGCACGTCACCTTCCTCCGTCCTGAGAAGTGGGAGGAGGCCGTAACCGTGGACGCCGCCGACGGCACCCGCATCGGCTTCACGCACGGCCACCTGGCAGGCTCGCAGTCGAAGGTACCTACGTGGTTCAGAGACCTCGCATTCGGGCGCAGGAGTGGTCTCTACGATGCGAGAATCCTCGTACACGGCCACTGGCATAACTTCGGTGTCCGCCAGGTCGGCGATGCTCGCTGGATCATTTCATGCCCGTCGGCTGATCGCGGGAGCGACTGGTGGACAAACATCAGCGGCGACTCCACCAAGCCGGCCGTCCTCACCTTCGAGGCCCAAGGCGGCAATGCATTCGCGTGGGCGCTCTACTCCTAACCACAGAGAGGAATACACCATGCCCAACTCATTCTACGGAGACCCGCAAGACTCTCCCAACTCCGAAGCGCAAGACACTATCGGCCTCCTCATAGGCCGGTACGTCACCAACATCGAGACCGGAACGTTTGTAACGAAGAGCTGGCTGGGGACTGCGAGAAGCCACAGGCACTCATCACCCTCGACGATGGCACGCAGCTCCTGGCTGTAGGCTCCGCAGGCGGCTGAGTCACCTCTGGTGACGAGCATCACGTAAGCACGGCGGCCACATAACTTGTGTGGCCGCCGTGCTTGTGCATATATTTGAGCCATCGCAAGGAACTGAAAGGAACCGACCAATGAGCACCAACGACCTCGACCGCGACGTCATGAACCAGGGCACCGACTTCATCCTTGGCACCAGCCTCGCCGGCTGGATCGCGGGCCTCGCGCTCTGCGTCTCCATCCTCCTGCTGGCCGCCGCCCCCACCGCGATCACTCAGGTGTTCGCCCTCGGGACCCTGATCTCCACCCTCATCCTGAGCGCCTGGCTCGCCCGCCGGCTCCGCAACAACCGCTGACCGACCCACTCACCACCGAAAGGTATAGACCAATGATCCTCCTCGCCCTCATCTTCCTCGCCATCACCGCCTTCGTCATCGCCGCCGTCGCAGGTGTCATCCTCAACATCGTTCGGGCGCTGCGCGGCAAGCCCCGCCCCCTGCCCAAGCGCGCCTACTGGGACCCCAGCCACCCCCGCTACCGTGAGGCCCACACCGTCTACCTCTCCACTGAGCCCCTGGCCCGTGACTGACACCCCAGGACGCTGAAGAGCCCGCTGCACCATGTCGGTGCAGCGGGCTCTTCGCCTCAAAGATGCTTCTCGATCTCGGCCGGTGGCTCGGGCGGGGTGTCATCCGTTCGAGCTCGAGCCCACCGGAGCAGGCGCCCCGCGTAGTCGATGGCTACCCACTTCACCGCGTGCGCTTCCCGCTCCGACTCCACAGCCTCGTCACGGCGGGACTCCGCGACGGCGACCGACTTCTCCAGCGCCTCAACCCGGTCGGCGAGGTGCTGCACCGTGATGTCGAGAATCTGTACCTTGCCCGCCTCTCGCTGAGTCCTGCGAGTCAGGGACGCGCCCCCCATCGCGGCTGCAGCCGCCACAATCGCGGTGAGCAGGGGAACCACGTGTGGCGTGATTTCAATCAGGTCCATATCGTCCTCACCAGATGATCTCTCCACTCTTGTGGGGGCCCGCGCCCTCCACACCCAGGTCCAGGGTGTACCACGGCGCCTCGCCATCCCCGAAGTCCTGCCACTTGCAGGTCCCACCGGCAGCGCCTTCGATCTCCACGATTCGGGCACCCTTCACGAGCACCGACACCGACGCTCCGGGCTCACCGGTCACGTGGGCGATGAACCGGTCCTCCCCACGCTCCAGCCGGGCGCTAGACGCACCCCGGTCGGAGGCCGAGAACACGCACCACGGGGCACGACGAGACGCAATCGCAGGCACGTAATCCGGAAGGACCCAGGATGCCTCCCCCTTCGAGTCGAGCTCGACGACGTTCCAGTACTCGATGCCATCGAAGGGGGACTCGGTTGCCATATGCTGAAGCATGGCGCCACCCCGCTCTTCAGACATCTTGGGTACGTGCATGGAGAACCGCTTGGTCTTTCCCGTGGTGAAGAACCCGTCCCCGTTGATGCAGGCGTAGTTGCCATTAGCCTTAGACCACATGTACGTACCAGCGTTGCTCCCCGAGGCGAACCCCAGGTTGCGGCCGCCCCCGACGCTGGAGATGCGCCAGTGGTCCCAGCCAGCAAGCACGCCGTTGTCCGTGGTGTACCGGTCGCCAGCGAAGAAGAACGCATCGTTTCGCTGGCCCTGGGCCACGATCCGGGTGTTGTTGAGTGCGTTCTGGAAGGAGATTCCAGCCTGACCGATGTACATCTCCAGGGTGCGGCCGTTCACCTGGAAGTCGATAGCCCCGCCGTTGATCTGGAAGGACGCGGCATTTCCGCCCCACCCGACCTCCCTGTTCCCGACCGTGAAGTGGCCGGACACATCGAAGTTAGATGCCGGCGGCGCGATGATGGTCTGGAGCTCCCCCCGCGCATTCTGCTTGAGCATGATCCCGCCGGGGTAGCGCAGTGGCGCCACAGTCCGGTTAAAGACTAGCCCCATGCCATACCGAACGGGACCGTTGGGGTCTGTTGACGAGATGTCCGACAACCGGGCGAAGGACCAATCGTCCTTCGACATGAGGCGGCCGGTGATGTCGACGTCTCCAGTGGAGACGTCGATGCGGAACTTGTCGGCCGTCCCGTCCGCGCTGACAAGCCGGAGACCGTTCGAGTCTAGGACCACCCGGCCCCGGCCCGAGCCGGCCGTCTGCACTGTGGCACCCGTGATGATCTGCCCGTCGAGCGCCCCGACGGCGAGCATGTTCGCCGTGATTTTGTCGAAGGTGCCTTCTTTGGCCGTGACGATCTGCGACCACAGCTTCTTCGCCACCGCCTCGTCGAAGTTGGCGCTGCTGGCGATGATCTGGTTGGCCTCGATCTTCAGGAAGCGCCCCACGCCGGCCGCGATGGTCTGCGCGGCCGGGTCCTGTAGTGCCCCTGAGTCAATGATGCGGTTCGTCCCGACGGGCAACTTCCCCGCGGCCTGAAGCGTGGCGATCGCCAGCTTGGCCGCAGAGGAGAGGGCCGGGTCATCCTCGACCTCGGCCCACACGCTCCCCTTAGGGGATGTCTGCTGCTTCCCCATTAGGACTCAGCGCCGCCTTCAGCCTGCTCGCGCTCCAGCTCGGCGACACGTGACTCCGCGATCACGGCTCGCGTGGTCATGGCCGAGAGCTCGGCAGAGAGGCGGTTGATGATGTCGGCGGCGTCAATCTTGGGCTGGTTATCCATGCCCCAATCGTAGCGAATCGCCCCCTACCGCTTAGCAGTGGGGGGCGATTCGCATCCCAACCCAGCCCCCGAGGGGAGCACGAGATCATCCTACCAAGGACTCACTCAGTCTCGACGTGGTGCCGGGCGAACAGTGCAACGGCGACCGGAGCGAGCTGCTCCAGAGCGCGCATGACTGCCTCCGCGTTCTCCGCCGTGACGACGCCGTAGGTGACCGCCAGGGTGAAGACAGCAGCGATGACACCGTAGGCGGCCTTGCGCTGCTCCGCGGTGAAGGTGAACTTACCGGATGCGTGCTTTCCAGGCATGGTTTCCTCCTCTCGGCCTTGTGGGCCGGGGACCAGTCTAGCCGTTGAAGACCTCGACGGTGCAGGCGACCTCCTTGCGGCCGTCCCATACTGAGATCGTGGCCTGGGCCTCCTTGCGGCCATCCCACACAGTGACAGCAGGGCCCGCAGGCGCCGGAGTCTCGTAGACGCTGACCGCATTGAGCGTGATATCGCCACCGACCGCGGCGAGCGACGGAAGCCAGTTCGGCTGATCCGTGTCAGACAGGAGGACGTCGATACGGCGCGTGACGAGGCGGCCCACCGAGAGCGGGAAGTCGTCAATCGGCGTCTGCCTGATCTTCGACTTGGCGGCGTTGAAGTGGTTGTGCCGGATCGAGAGAGTCGCCGCAGTGGTGGTGGTGTACGTAAGCTCGACACTCCACCGCTTCGACCCAACCGGGACGGCGTTGCTGTCATAAGGCGTCGAGGTGGCGCCCGCGGGGAGCGTGATGCCGTCCGCCACGACGCGGCTAGACGACTGCCACCAGCTCCCGAATGCGGGAAGAACGGAGTCAGCCATTAGACCGCCTTCCGAACCAGGACGGTGTTAGCCGGCGTTCCGGGCGGGACAGGCTGAGTCTTCTCCAGCACCATCAGGTTGCTCGGGCCGGCCGGGCCTCGCTGTCCGGGGGGCCCAGGCGGGCCGGCAGGGCCGGGAGAGCCAGCCCCGCCGCTCGGCTTCGCGGAGGTCCCCGCGGCCGAGGCTTCAAGCAACCCCTGAATGCCGGCGGTAGTCAGGTCGCTGGTGGTCTGCACCGAGCCTCCATCGCGAACAGCACCAGAGGCGGACCAGTCGCTCCAGCCCTCATCGTCCCAGGAGATTGAATACGTGCCGCGGCCCGGGGCCTCCCGGAGAGCCACGTCAGGCAGGTTCGTAACGTCAACGCCGCCTGCGGCGGGCAGGACAGGAGAGACCTGGACCCAACCCGCCGCGGGCGAGACAAAAGTGATCGATCGTGTGGCCATGACCCTAGTCTAGGCCACCCGGCGCACCGTGACGTCGTGGACCACGAAGCCGTTCGCCGGCGCCTCGATCCAGGGAGCCCACAGCGACGTCGCGTTCCCGTCCTCACGTGGCGTCACCGTCAGCTTCGCCGTCACCCGGTCGCCGGCCTTCAGCGTCCAGTCCGCCAGCTTGGCGCCCTGATCCAGCTTGGTGACCCCGAACTCCTCGAACGTTCGGCCGTTGTACACATAGGACGTCATCTCCGGCTCGCCGAAGTTGCCGTGCCACGAGTACGTGAGCGTGATCTCCCACTGGCCGTCGGAGGGCTTCATCTGGTCCACCTTCGGGACGATGGTGCCCCCGACGCCGGGCAAGTGGTAGCCGTCTGGCTCGGCCGTGACATTGAGCAGCGACCACTCGTTCAGCGGGGGGAACTCCCGGTCCGAGGAGGACAGCGGCTTGTCCGTGCGGAAGATCAGGGCGCCGCGGGGTGTGCCGGCCGGCACCGGAGCCCCGGTGTCGAGGCGCACGATGCGAGGCTGCCGGGTCAGGTCCACCACCGCGGCGTGCGTGGCGGCGATGTCCTTGGCGATCCCCTCCGCCGTCGCCGCCGTTGACTCCGCCTTGGCTCGGGTGGCCCGGATGGAGTCGGCAATCGCGGCCGTCTGGGACGCCTTGGTGAAGCCCTTCAGCATCTCGTCGAGCTCGGTCCTCCGCACCAGGCCGCTAAGGTCCGGTGCGGCTGGAAGCTCCGCCTTGCGGACGTAGCCGCTCAGGTCCACGGGCTTCTGCGGGGCCAGGGCGGGCGAGGCGCCGCCGATGTTGATCGTGATCTGCGAAGGTACAGAAGCGCCGCCCACCTCGATGGCGGGCGGCGCTTCGGGTGCGTTGTCTGTATCAGCCATACAGACAAGGCTACCGGGTCACCAGAGCTTGCCGGTCCCCGACGTGGAGTTGTTCAGTGCGCGCTGGAGCGCCCCAATCGTGGCGGTGCCGGCCTCGCCGTCAACCCAGTCGGTGAAGTCCCAGCCAGCAGGCAAGTACTCGCGGTGCCAGGCGATCACGAGGTACTGGAACGCCCGCCAGGTGTTCGGACCCAGGATGCCGTCGGTCTCCAGCGCCGGGGCGTCGTTCAGCGCGATCTGAGTGTCCGCCGGCACGACCGAGTTGAGGAACGCCTGGAACCGCTCGATGGCGGGGGAGCCGTCCTCGTCGAGCACGCCGTCAATGGTGGTGCCCATGACCTGCTGAAGCCGGCCGATGGTCGCCATGCCGAAGACACCGGTGCACCGGAGCTCACCCTGGCCGTCGGACTTGTTCCACTTGCCCGTGTAGGGGTTCACGTCCTTCACCGGCGCTGGAGACTGAGCAGCCGCGAAGCCCGAGCCGTTGGACAGCTCGGACAGGTGCGAGTACCACCGGCCGGGGCAGTCCGTGCTCATCCAATCGCGGTGGCCCACGATGGGCAGGGGGCCGTGCTCGGCACGGATCGCCTGGATCAGACCGATCACGGTCGCCACGTCGCCGTCGGTCATCTCCGGCCGGCACTCAATGCCGATGGACCGGGGGTTGCCGCCGGGGCCGGCGTGCCACGCACGATCGTAGTCGTGGACGAGCTGAGTCACGCGGCCGGCGCTGGCAACGTAGTGGGCACTGGAGTTGCCGTCCTCACGGCAGAGGTAGTTCACCACGTTCTGGTGAGACTGCCCATCGACACCCCAGTGGTGGATCGTGATGGAGTCAACGTCGCCGTAGGGGCGCCCGCTGGAGTAGTTCGGGGACCACTGGACATCAGTCACAGCAGCATTGGTCATGGTTCCTCCTGTCAGTAGGTACTACAAGCGTATCGGTCAGTAGTGGCTCTTCATCTGGTACACGTCGCCGAACGGGTCGAGCCACAGCGACTCACCTGGTGTGCCCTCGTCAGGTGGGAGCTGGCCACCCCACATCGCCCCTGCGAGCCTCTCCTGCGCTTCTCGGATCGCCCGCAGGTCCTTGTCGATAGCGGCCTTGGCGCCGTCGATGAGCTGTTGTGAGCCGGTGAGCTTCTTCACCAGCGCCTCGGTGTCAATCGCCGAAGCCACCGTGTGCGGGAACGGCCTCGACCAAGGGCCGGGCTTACCATCCTGCGCAAGGAAGCGCACTCGGAAGTTGTACTTCTCCCCCGGGTCCAGTGCCGCCTGAGCTTCCGTGACGCTCTTGTCGTAGACACTGCCCGTCGGCCGCCACCCGCTGGGCGGCTCAGCCGTATTGGCAAGGTGTATCGACACCTGCCACCGGTTCGCCCACCACGGAGCCGGCTGCCGATTCGCCGTCGTCCCATTGAAGCGAATCGTGGCAACACCCATCTGGGACAGGACAGTCGGCCTGGATGCTTCTGGTGTCGGCGGCTGAGTCCACTCCAGCCGGAGCATCTGCCCGGACTCGTCCCAGTCACTCGGGATGCGCTTGTCGGTGCGGGCCTGTACCCAGAACAGATACCGAACGCCGATCTCTGCGCTCCCCCACGCGACCTTGTTCGCCGTTGTGACGAGCTGAGTCTCCTCGAGCCACTCCTTGGTCCCATTCACCTCGAAGTTGCGCACGCGAGCGATGCGCACGCGGTACTCGACGATCTTGTCCTTCAGCTCGACACCGCTGGCATCGAGCTTCGGCGCAGGCCATGCCATCTCCACCAGGGTCTCGAGCCCAGACCCGGTGTCCGTGACCGTGCCCTTCACCTCCAGCGTGTTGGACCGGATCACGGCCGGTGTCTGGGCGACCTTGGACTGAGCAGACCGGGATCGGACCGGCTCCGCAGTAGACGCCGCGGCGGTCCCGGTCGAGAGCTTCGACGCGGCAACCTCCTGCGCGAGCCGCGTCTGCGCGTTGGCAATCATGGTCCCGAAGATCGTCGACCCTGAGCACCGGCCTTCCGAGTAGTCAACCTGAATCTGGCTGACACGGAGCCACTGGTCCCGGCCGGCGGCGTGCTCGACCCAGAACCAGTCCCCGACGTTGTAGTCGACCCAGGGCAGGAAGCACCCGGGCTGATCCGCCTGCCAGTCCCGGACGATCTCCTCCTTCGGGCGAGACCTCTCCAGCAGCGCCTCCTGCGCAGCCGTCGCGGCGTCGCTCTGAGTCTCGACCCAGTTGGCCTCCAGGGAAATCTCCCGCCCCTCGCGGGGGTCGAAGTTGGGGTCTGTAGGAACCTGCACCTTGAACCTGGCGCCGTCCTTCCCCAAGACGTGAACCGCGGTAGCGATGTCCGCCCACGACAGAGAGTTGGTGCCCCCGCTGGTCCGCCCGGCCGGCCAGCGCTTCGGGTGCAGGGACTCCAGCGGCTTGTTCACCGGGGGCACCAGGACGAGCTGGCGGCCCTCCCACCGGGGCTGAAGCGCCCCGATCTTCTGGAAGCTCTCGAGAAGGGACCAGAGCGTGGAAGTCCACTTTACCTCCATGCCTTTGACCGATGGGTACTTGGTCCAGGCGTTCCCGTTGGCGTCGGCTGCAGGGGCACCCTTGAACGTGAGACCCCGCCCCCACCCACGATCCTGGGCCTTCAACCAGGTCTGAATCACCAGGTCCGCAGGAACGTCCGTGGTTGAGCTCCCCTGCGCGGGCTTGTTGACGTCCTTGCGCAGCCTGAAGTTCTCCTCCCAGACGAGGGCCTGCTTCAGACGGGCGCTGATGTGCACGCAGTCGATGGTGCGGGACTTCGTGCCGTCGGACAGGAGATTCCACGTGGCCTTGCGGATGAGGAACCGTCCGCCGGCAGGCTCGGACCAGGTTCGTCCCCCGTCGAAGGTCACCTCGACGGCGACCTCGTTCTCCTCCTCCAGCGCCGGGTTCGGTTCCTCAGTGTGGGTGAGCTTCAGCGTCGGAACCCCTGAGATGGAGGTGGTCAGGCTGATCTTCGTCGCGTGGTGCAGCACCCCGATGCGGTCCCCGCCGTAGGCGCCGTAGGCGACGGCGCGCAGCATCATCTTCGGCCTTCCGGTGCTCACCATCAGTACGCCCCCTTCCACCACAGGATCGCGGAACCGCCGTCGACCTTAATGACCCCATCGCCGTTGTCCCGCTGCATGAGCCTGAACCCACCTGGTGAGATCGACAGCGTGGGGATGGCGCGCTGATACACCGGCATGCTGCTGGGGTCGTCCTCCCCGGCGGTCCGCTCCCGCCCCTGCGGCACGGTGCGGACGTCCCACTCCTCGGTGTTGATGACGAGCCACTGCTGGCTCGGCACACGGCCCACGCTCAGGACCGACCCACCGATGCGGTCCTGAACGGTGACCGACCCGCCGTCGGTGTCAGCCTTGACCGCAATGCGCGTGGCGATGGCATCCCTGCCGGAGATGATCGGGAAGGACTTGCTGCCGTTCGTCACCATGTCAACGCGCTCGGCTGTCGTCCGTCGCCACTCGCCGTTGACGGCCTCGAGGGTGAAGGAGACCAGCAGGTCGCCGTCGATGCCCTTGGGCTTTGCAGACACCGAGCTCGACACGCGCACCAGCGCCTCAAGCTCTTCACCGTCGCGGCGGGTCCAGCCCATGGTGTGCAGCGACCGAGCGCCCGTGATGCGGCGCAGGGTACGCAGCCCGGCGGCCTGGTGCGCGCCGAGGATGAGCAGCTCCAGCTTCACCGTGGAGACGCCGGCCGCCATCGGGGCGAGCGCGAGCACGCCGTCGTAGCGAGGCACCTTGACGCTGGGAGAGACCATCGCCCCCCACTGTGGGAGCTCGGTCTTCTCCGTGAGTCGCCAGCGTCCCGCCGGATCATCCAGCGGGACGCCATCAATTGCGTACGTGTCGTTGGGCATGACCCCAGTCTATTAGGACAGGGCCAGGGCGATGCCCTGCGCGACGTCGTTCCTTGTCTTCCAGTCCTCCTGCTTCTGCGGGTAGTTGTTCGTGATGTTGATCGTGGGCTGAACACCGCCGGGGGCCGTGGGGCCGAGCTCGACGTCGGGGCTGAAGCCCCGGCTGACCTTCCACGCCGTGCGCGCGGCCGGGTCCTCGAACCCGACTTTGACCCCGTTGGTGATGTCGCGCATCGTCCGCTCCAGCTCGGGCATGGCGCCACGCAGACCGGTCTGAAGACCGTCCATGATCCACCCACCGGCGGGGACTAGCAGCCTAAGGTCATAGGCACGTGGGCCCTTGTGCTCGGCGATCCAGTCGCCGATGCCACCAACCCAGTCCTGGACCTGATTGAAGGCAGACTTCAGCCCGTTCAGGAACCCGTTAATGATGTTCTTTCCAGCGTTGACCAGCCAGTTCCCGGCGTTGCTGAACATGTTGATGATGTTCTGTGGGAGCTGGCGGAACCAGTCGAGCATGCTGGAGCCGATCTCCTTGACTCCGTTCCACATCCCCGTCATGGCGCTGGTCACGAGGCTCTTGATCCCGTTCCACGCCGAGTTCCACAGCCCCGGGATCGAGTTCCACAGGTTGGAGACGAAGTTGACGATGCTGGACCCGATACTGCTGGCCGTGCTCAAGAGCCCATGCCAGGCGTTGGAGAAGAACGACGTGATGCCGTTCCAGATGGAGTTCCACACGCCGGGGATGGCGTTCCACATGCTCACCGCGAAGTTGACGACGGCGGACCCGATGGACTTGGCAGTGTTGATAAGGCCGTTCCAGGTGTTGGAGAAGAACGTCGTGATGCCGTTCCATACCGCGGCCCAGATCGCCGGCAGGTCGTTCCACAGCTCGGTGAGGAACTTCCACGCGATCTGGGGGATACCGATGAGGATGAACAGGAGACCCACGAGGGCGCCGTAGAGGATGGCCTTGATGGCCTCCCAGGCCACCGACCACGTCTGCCCGAGCAAGTCCCATATCGTCCCAAGGCCGTTCATAATCATGTCGGGGATGCTGGTGATGAACGTGACGAACCCCTCCCACATCTGGGAGAAGAACCCCGTGATGGTGTCCCACGCCCCGGACAGGAAGCCCATGATCGCCTCGGGGATGCCGGCAACGAACGTCGTGACGCTCTCCCACAGGCCGGAGAAGAAGCCCTTGATCCACTCCCACGCGACGTTCCAGGCCGACACGATGGCGTCCCAGGCGCCCACCAGCACCGGCCAAACGGAGTCCCAGTTGGCGATGAGCAGCACGATGGCCGCGATGATCGCCCCGATGCCGATGATGATCCAGGTGATCGGGGATGCGAGCAGGGCGCTGTTCATCACCCACTGGGCAGCGGCGGCGACGAAGATCGCCGCGGACAGGACACCCAGGGCAATGGCGATCCCCTTGATGAGCTCGGGGTTCTCATGCGCCCAGGCGATGAACGCCTCCATCTTGGGTGTCAGCCAGTCGAGCGCCTTCGCCACGCCATCGAACACGGTCGCGGCAAGCGGCTGGAGCGCGAGCTTCGCCTTGTTCACTGCGATCTGGAACTTCTCGGGGCCGTCGGCCGTGTCCTCCTGAACGCTGAGGATGGTGTCGCCCGTGGCCCCGATGGACTCGCGCAGCGTGTCGAGGTTGAATGCTCCGGACTTCAGCGCCTCGAGGAACTGCGGCGCGCCCTTGGTGCCGAAAATCTTGCCGGACCGGGTAAGTGCGCCGGCCTCGTCCCCGGACTTGACCATGTTGTCAATTTCGCCAATGACGCGAGTGAAGGTTTCCTGCGGGGCCTCGCCATCCTTAGCCAGGGTAACCATTCCCTTGCCCAAGGCCGCGATGGTGGCCGTTGAGTTGAGACCTGCCTTGTCGAGACGACCGACCAGAGTGGCGACATCCTCGATGTCGAAGCCGAGGTTGCCGAGCGTGGGTGCAGCCTTCGCAGACGACTCGGCCAGCGTATTCATCGACACGCCGGTGGCCTGGCTGATACGGAACAGCTCATCCATCACCTCAGACGTCTCCGTGGCCGGGATGGCGAAGGCGGACATTGCAGAGGAGAGCTTGTTGATGTCGAGCTTCTCGCCGAAGAGGTCTCCGGCCGCGATGACCTGAGATGCCACGGTCTCCAGCTCATCGCCCGTGAGGCCCAGTCGAGTGTTCAGGTCCGCGACAGTCTGCCCGGCGTCCTCGAAGGTGGTCGGGACCGTCGTGGCGACCTTCTTCGCGCTGTTCTCCAGGCTCTCCAGCGCCTCTCCGGTGGCGCCCGTGCCTGTGCGGATGGTGTCAGACATTCCGTCGAACTCGGACCCGATGTCGTAGAGGACCTTGCCCACGCCAACGGCGGCGGCGCCGAGCGCGGCAGCGATCAGTGTGGGATTGATCGCCGCCTTCAGGTTCTCCCCGAAGAGGCCGCCGAACTTGGTTCCGCCGTCGGCGCCGCCTGCCCCGATGGCCTCGCCGGCGGCCTTGCCCGCCTCGGACCCTGCACCGGCGGCGGCCGGGAGGACGATGTCTGCGATCTGCTTCTCCGCGCCAGGCGCGGCGGCGATGAGCTCGTAATACGCAGTTGCGAGCTTAGGCCCGTCAGCCATCGATGTCCTCCGGTAGGTTCAGGATGCGTCGCATCTCGTCAATCGAGGTGCCCTCACCATACGGCGTGGCACTGTCTGTGTCGTTCTCTGGCGGGCGGATCAGGTTGGTCACTGGCATGTACTCGGGTGGGTCCACGCGCTTGTCGCCGGCGGTCTGCCAGGACAGGACGCGCAGCAGGTGCACGATGAGCGACTGCATGTGCTCGTTCGGGGACCACGACCCTCGGGCCACGGCCAGGCATGAGCCCATCGGCGGGCTGACGAGATATGCCTTGAGGTCCTGCCAGGAGAGGCGGCCACTCCACACGTCGTCGAGTGACCGCCCCATCCCAAGCAAGTCAGACCTCACCGCGTTCTCGTAGCGGTAGGCCTCCGTCAGGAGGCCGAGGATTCCCCCACTGAGGTACCTGAGGCCTCTCCCCAGGCGGTGATGATCGCCTCCAGCTGGTCGCTGGAAACGACGTCAGTCAGACCAGGGCAACAGTCCTCGATGATCTCGAACTGGATGGCCTCGGCCTCGAGGCGGGCGAGCGCCTGAGCGTCCTCAGAGGAGTTCTCATCCTTCAGGCGTCGAGACACCTCGGAGAGGCGACGGCGGTAAGACGCCTTGATGTGCTTCAAGAGCGGCATCGACCGGTCCTCCTTCTCGCCGGGGAGGCGGAAGATGAAGCGGTTCTCAGCCTTGTCAGCCTTGGCTCCCGGGACGAGGAAGGCGCCGGCGGCGGGCTTGGTCATTGTGTGGTCCTCTCGGTTGGCGTTTGGGTGTGTCAGTTCTTGACCCAGAACTCGCGGTAGAAGCAGCCATCCACCGGGAACAGGTCGAGCTTCAGGGTATTGGACATGATGTCCTTGCCGTTCATCTCCACGTCACCGTCGATGACGGCCTGCGCGTCGTCGTAGACGATGGTGCCCTTGGCAACGTCGGTGTTGACGACGACCACGATGCCGCGGTGCGGGGGAATCTCGTTGAGCTTGCCCTTGATGGTGATGTTCTTGCCGTTCTTCTCGACGTTGGCATCGCCGTAGACGAGCTTGTGGCCGGTGACGTTCAGGTACTCAGCGACAGGAATCTCGACTGTCGCCTCGGCACCCTCGCGGGTGGACAGAATGACGTCGCCGCCCCACGCCTTCACCTTCGAGGTGGAGTTGGAGATGGAGCGCTTCGGGCCGGAATCCGTCAAGTAGCCAATGGCCTCCAGCGTCACCCCAGTCGGGGCATTGGCAAGGTCAACGTGGGCGGTGATCTTCTTGGCGTCCTCGGTAGTGCACACGAACACACCGCCGATGACGGACATCGGCTTAGGTGCAATGACGTTCGAGGCATCGCTCTTGCCGTTGACGGGCATTCAGTCCTCCTTGTAGCGCGGGGTCCCCGCACCTTGGGCGGGCTTGGCTCTAGTCTACGTCGAAGCGCTCAGACTCCGTGGTGACCTCCGCCTGAACCGAGTAGCGGTGCAGGTGCGGGTAATCGGGGTGCGGGTTGTCATAGGGACCGCTCTGGACGCGCCCCGAGTGCCACTCCTGCCGGTCCAGCGCCACGACGGCGGCAGCGGCGGCAGCCAACCGCTGAGCGGTCGGGCCATCCTTGGCGTAGCAGTGCATGAGCACCGTCGCCACAGAGGACACCATGGTCTTCGGGTACCCGCCGGCGACGTACACGTGGATCGTGTTCCCTGCGCCGGGGTCCTTCGCCAGGATCGAGGAGACCTTGACTGGTGCACCCGCCACCCTCGTGCACTCGCTGCGGAGCGCGGAGATGAGCGCCGGCAGAGGGTCCTTGGTGAGAATCAGCTGGGCCATGGTCAGCCTCCTAGAACTGCTCGGGTGAGGATGTCGTCGCGCGACTGGGCGAGGCGGCCGCGATAGGTGGCGGTGCGGACGATTCCGCGGGCTCGGGTGGCGTTCGGCTTCGCCTCGTACGAGAAGGGCTCGGCCGGGGCATGGTCCTGCCCGCCGCGGTCCTTATCGCCAGCATCCGTATTCGTCATCGCGTTGGCGCTGGCCGCGGCCCGCTCGCCGAGGGCGTCTATCTCATCCTGATATGACTTGCGGAGCTCGTTGAACCCGTCGTAGTGGAACTCAATTCGTGCGAAGCCCATCAGCCCTCCCAGCGACGAAGGTTGAGCACCGCGGCATCCGGGAGCAGCGCGGCGCCAGTCATGACGCGCACGGGGCCGACGAGCCGGTACGACTCCCCACGCCAGTCGATGCGGGCATGCTTCGAGATCGTGGCGGCCGCGGTTGCGTCTACGTAGGCGACCTGATCCCACGACTCGCCCTCGCGGTGAGAGCTGTTCTCGCCTGTGGGGCCGGCCTGAACGTCGACACCCATGATCTGGCGGGCGTTGGCCGCCGGGTACTCCCGGCGCGGGGCGCCGTGGGCGTCCTCGGTCTCCGTCGGCTCGGTGACGGTGAGAATCTCGGACCCGAAAAGGGTTGACCACACGCTCACAGGATGCCCTGCCCGTCGATGCGATGCCGCTCCACGGCCTCGGACCACCGCTGTGTGGTGCCGACGGTGGACGCCGTGCCGAAGGTGATGGACCGGACGCCCTGGCTGATCTGCTGAACGCCGGGCGTGGCGAGCGTGGCGTAGATGCTCGCGGCCTGCTCCGCCACCGCATCCGCAACGTCGTCAGGAACCTCGTCGGTGCCAGCGGTGTACGTGACCTCGATGGTGCCCAGCTCGGTGCCCCAGCCGCCGTGGCGGCGCAGTGCTCCCGTGCGCGGGGAGTACGTCACGTGCTCCAGCGGGATGCCACCAAGCTTCACGGTGAGCGCTGAGACGCCCTTGACTGGTAGAAGCAGCGTCTCCCCCGCCGGCGGGTCCAGAACCAGGGTCTTGGTCTCCTTGGTGACATTGTGGCCGACGGCGGAACGGAAACGCGCGCTCGCACGCTCGACGGCGTAGATCAGGTTCAGGTCCTGTTCTGACTTTCCGAGCGAGCGCGCGAGCGCGGCAATAGAGCAGAGGTGTGCGGCCATGGGCTCAGTCTACGTTGACGTTAACCCCCTCTGCAGCCAGAATGCGGGACAAGGGCTCCGCCATCTGGCCCGAGATGCCGACACCCTCGGGGTCTCCGTAGACGGTGGCGACGCGCGGGTAGGTGCCCCCAGGGATGCACACGGTCAGCGTGTTCGGGATGGCGCAGGAGGAGGCGTACCCGCAGCGCATGAGCGCCTCCCGAACCGCAGCGAGCTCATCCACGACGTTCTCGGCGACCATCTTGAGACTCTCGTAGGGGAGAACCGACTCAGGGTCCTGGCCCATTCGGACCGGGTACGCCTCCTCAGTCTCGACCGTGATTCCTTGGCGGGCGATCCGGGTGGTGACGGTGGCGATTGAGCCGTCCTGGAACATCTGGTAGCGCGTGGTCTGCATGGTGTGCCTCCTCAGGCGAACGACGGAGCTTCTGCAGCGGGGGCAACGAGTCGCTCATCCACGCGCAGCTGACCCTCCTGGGCGGGGACGGACACGCTGGTGAAGCCGTCCTGAGGGGCGATCAGCTCGGTGTCGTCGGGCTGTCCGACACCGAGCAGGTACATGCCGGCGAAGATGGCGGCGAGGACAAAGGACACGATCGCTACGGCGGAGGCGAGGTCTCGGGCAAGGCGCATGGTTGGCTCCCTTCGGTGGTTGGTGTGACTAGACAGTACGTCTCCAGATGTTCTGTCGTCAAGTGTGGTGCAAAGCACGAGGCCCCCGGGATCGCTATCGGGATCAAACCGGGGGCCTCGGCGTCAAGGTGCGTCAGGCGATGGTCGCCACGCACACGTCCTTACGGCGGCGGAACACGCCGATCACGCGGGACTTACCGCGCAGCAGCGACAGGCCACGGAGGGCGTAGTCGCTGTGCTGGTTGAAGACCTGAGCGACGTACTGCTCGCGCCAGTACAGCTCATAAGCCTTCAGGTCACCCACAATGGCGGTGCCCTTGGCGACAGCGGTCGAGGCAATGACCTTGTGACCCCACAGCTGGAGGTTCAGGGAGCCGAACGGGCCGGCGCCGAGGTAGCGGCCGTTCTTGTCCGCGGCAAGGTCCACGGACTCCAGGTCCTCGGGGTTGAGGACAATCTGGGCGCCCTGAGCGGAGTCACCGAGCGCGGTCAGCGCCTTGCGCAGGGTGTTGAAGATGGCGTCGTTGCCGGTGCCGACCTTCGCCTGAGTGCGCACACCGGGGGCACCAATGATGCCGCGCGGGCGGTCACCAGTAGCGGTACCGGAGACGATCTCACCCTCGATCTTCTGCATGACCAGGGCCATAAGGACCTCGCCGACGAGGGTGACCATCACGGAGTCGTCCGCGAGCTCCTCGTCAGTGACCGGCAGAGCCTCGCCGATGGTGGTCGTGGTGGCCGTGTCGGCGCGGGTGGCGATGGTGGCCAGCGGGAAGACGCCGCCGGCAGCGCCGGTGCCGTTGTCCGCCTTGGCCTCGGCCTTGATGTCGGGGCCAGGGGTGACAGCGGTCAGGGCGCGGTAGGGGATCACCGCGGCATCGGTGGTGCCGGTGGTGATGGCGGACAGCAGCGGGCCGTACTGGGCGCGCACCTCGTCGTCAACCGGAGAGCCCAGGTGGAAGGCGGAGCCGCCGGTGGTGGCGGTGCCGCGGTGGGCCACGTCGGCCTTGCCCACCAGGTCGCGGACCACGAGGTCAACCTGATCGGTGGCGCTGGAGAAGCCGGAGGAGAAGCGGCTCTTGAACGCCTGCCACTCGGGGGACAGGACGAAGCGCTCACCCGCGGTCTTACCGACAACCTCAACGACGTCGGAGACAGCCTTGGTGGCCTTGGGGGCGCGCTCGGCAATGGCGGCCAGCTTGTCGGAGGCGGCCTTGCGGGCAGCGGCCTGCGCGTCCATCTTGGCAACGGAGTCCACGATCTCGTCAACGCGGGCGAGGTCGGCCTCGGTCAGCTCGCTCTTGGCGCGCAGCTCGCCGGCCTCCTGAAGCAGCTCCTCACGAGTGCTCATATGGTGCATTCCTTTCGGTGGTCAGAGGCCCAGGAGGGCCAGCCGGGCACGGGCGGTCCGCTGCGCGGCGTCGTCGGTCTCAGGCGCGTCCTGAGACTTCAGCTTGGCGAGAGGATTCGCACCGCGCAGACACGGCCCGGCCTCCCACAGGTCCAGTTTAGTGAGGTGGCGGATTTCGCCGTCGTCGGACTTCTCCACGGTGTAGTCCTCGACGATTGCCGAGTATGAGAAGTCCGTGATGGCGCCGACCTCGAGCAGCTCGGCGACAGAGCGGCCGATCTCGGTGTCGAGCGCCTTCCACTCCAGCAGCAGCCCCTCGTCGGTCTCCTCTGCCTTGGTCGAGTAGCCCACGATGTCGGAGGTGCCGTAGCCGTGGCTCCACATGATGGGCACCGTGGGGCGCTCGGCGAGCGCCTCGGTGAAGGCGCCCTTGTCGGTCACCTCTCCGTCGGAGTCCACGTTGCCGAAGACGGCGACGAGGGCCGTGAAGGTGCCGGGCTCCGACTTGCGTTCGGGCTTCTCGTCCTCGGGCTTCTCGTCCTCGGGCTTCTCGTCCTCGGGCTTCTCGTCCTCGGGCTTCTCGTCCTCACGACGTCGGCCGGCCGCGGCCTTGCTTGTACCCACGGTGATACAAGCGCGGGCGTGCTTCTGAACGGTTCGCTTCATGGTCTAAGCCTACGGTTCACCACACGTAAGCGATGTCGCAGTTGCAGCCCACGATGTCGTCGGCGTCCCCACCACCCCAGTCGTGCGGCCAGCGCATCCCGTTGGAGAACGTGTCGTCCATGTCCACCGTCTCACCGTTCATCGCGGCGTGATCCGCGCGCGGGTGACTCGACCCGTTGTGGACCCACATCTTCTTCACGGCGCCGGAGCGCCGGGCGCCCTCCTGGGAGCCGAAGCCCGTGGCGTCCTTCGTCGAGGCGTCCGCCCACAGACCGAGGCGGTCCTCGGAGAGGATGTCCTCGATGGTCTCCCGTGCGGTGTCCTGCGCCGCGTCGTCTCCCGACACGGCGCCGAGGAGACGCATCGCGGCCTCGACGGCGGCACCGGCCTTGCCCTCGGCCATCTGCCGGATGTAGTTCCGAATCGCGCCGCGGCCGATCGTCTCCGTGCCGGTTCCCGAGCGGAGGATCACGCCGTTGGCGGCCTCGATGGCTTGCTCGGCGAGGAACGGCTCGATGCGGTCTGCCAGGGCTTCGACGGCGGCCTCACTCAGCCCCTCGCGCTGAAGCTCATCGACGTAGGCCCGGCGCATCTGCTCCAGAATCGAAGGCGACGGTCTTGAAGTCACAGCCTTCAAGACCATTCGGGCTTTTGGGACCAGAGACTTCCCCTCCTCAGCGGCCCCGTCCTGCTGCCGGTGGTCGAGCTGGTTCGTGTCCGAGCCGTTGAGGTTCTGCGATCCGGAGTCCGTGGGGCTGGCCTGGCCGCCCTGGATGACGTTCAGCGGGACGATGAGCTCCTCCGTGCCCTCGAGGTAGGGCAGGTCGAGGCGCTCTCGGGCCTCGGCGCGAGTCATCACCGGGCCGCCGGTGGCGGACTGGAGCGCCTGGACGCGCTCAAGCAGCGTGCCGTCCTGGGCCTCCGTGCGGTCGAGCACGCCGTAGACGGAGGTGTCGCCGCCGGCGAGCGCGGGGACGATCTCGGCGTTCAGTGCGTCCTCGATGCGGCCGATGAGCGGGCCAAGTACGCGGGTGTACAGGTCGCGGCGCAGGGCGGCGTACCCGCCGTAGTTCGCCTCGCGCATGCCGAGCAGCTCAGGGGGAACGCCGAAGTAGCCGGCCACCTCGATGTCGGTGAGCGTGCGCACGCTCGACGCGCTGGAAAGATCGGGCTGCACCTGCGGCGCGCTCTCCAGCTTCATGCCATCCTCCATCACCGGGATGGAGCCGCCCGACGTCGAGGACTTGAAGTCCGCCATGGCCTGGAGGAAGCGCTCACGCTTCTCATCCGACCAGCGCGGGGCGTCCTTGGGGCGAGTCACCTGAGCGGACACGCGCGGGACGTCGGTCCACATGCGGCGGCGCCACCCCTCCGCCTCGCTGAGCTCGGCCAGCAGGGCGCGCAGCGTGCGCACAGGGGCGACCGCGCCGGAGCCGTCCGGGTCCCAGCCGTGCATGAGCGCCACGGGTAGGTCAGCCAGGCTGACCGTCTCACCGCCGGCGACCGTGGCGACGTCGTTCACCCGGCCGAACACGTCCGTGCTGAGCATGAGCAGCGGCGCGGGGACGCGGACGATCTCCTCGTCAACCAGCACTGCGCAAGCCGAGCCGTACAGCAGCCAATCAAGCGCGAGACCTGTCACAAGGTCCGCAGAAGATGTGAACCGTGTGGGCCTGCGCACAAGAGTCTCGGCCGGGGAGTCGTACAGCCGCTCCCGGCCCCCGTCCTCAGCGCGGTAGACGCGCCACGGGAGCGCTGCGACCGTGCTCGCCATGAACGACACGACCTTGCGCACGCTCGGCTGGCTCTCCCACACACCACGGATGCTCATCCCGGCCACAGACCCCGCCGTCGCGGAGCGGCCTCGCACGCTACGCAACGTGATCGGCGGATCAGCCACCGTCAGGCGGGCGAGCGCTCCGCCCTTAGCCGTCAGCGCCATTAGTCGTTCTCCTCCTCCGGCGCGATGGCGACGGCCAGCACGCTTCTCCAAGGCACCCACATGGTCAATTGCTCTCCGTCCAGCTCAGCGTCCAGCCGGAGCACGCGCTTAACGCGCCACAGCAAGAGACTTATCGGTCGGATACGGACTGACAACTGAGTGTCGTCAGTCAGAACTACGGTCATGCGGGTTGGTGTCATGGGTCAATCCTACGGTGACTCACACCAGGAAGCCGGCGCCGTGCTCCTCGCTGGCGGCCTGAGCCTCCCTCTCGGCGTCGAAGATCATCGCCTGGCTCATCGCGGTCACTAATGCAGCCACCAGGTCAATTTTCTCGCCGGACTTCGCCTTGTCGGGCTTCACGTTCCCCGATGGGTCACGGGCCACAGCGAGATTGTCGATGCACCAGTCCGCGATCGGGTTGTCATGGCCGAGGTCGCGCATGTAGACCAGCGCCTTCATCCGCTTCAGCGGAGCGCTCATCGAGGCATACCCCTGCCGGACCTTGACCATGGGCAGGCCCTGCCCATAGAGCGACGTCGAGAGCTGTGTGGCCGACCATGGGTCGAAGCCGATCGCCTCGACCTGCATGTCGCGGTCGTCCTCCTCGATGCGTCGCTGCACGACGTCGTAGTCCAGCACGTCACCCGGCGTGAGCTCGAGCAGGCCCTGCTCCACCCACCGCGAGGCGGCTCCGAGCGTGCGCTTGTCCAGCGCCCTGAGGTTCTCCTCTGGGGTCCACGTGCGCCACACAGCCGACCACAGCGGCGTCCCCTTCGGGTCCCCCGGCTGTCGCGGGGTCAGCCAGCACAGTGCCGCGAGGTCCGAGACGCTGGCGAGGTCGAGGCCTCCCACGACCGGGCGCCCGGCCAGGTCCTGAAGCGTCCTGAAGGGTGTAGGGGCGCTTCTGTCCCACTTGGGTAGGTCGATGTACCGAGCCGACTGCTTCAGGCGCCTGTTGAGCCTTAGACGCTCGAATGCGGCCCTCTCCTCCGGCCTCGTCTTGGCCTCCTCGGCCGCGGCACGCATCGACTCGCGCGTCGGGGAGACGCCGTAGCCGGGGTTCGCCCGCTTCCACGTCTCCTCGTCGAACGGGTCCGCGCCACGCGGGGCGGCGAAGATCACAACGTAGCGCCGGGACGGCTCGCCGCGGCAGTCGCTCTCCGCCCTCGATCTGCGGACGGCGTAGGGCGTCACGGTGCCGCCGGCGTCCGCCGTCGTGATGACGAAGCCGAGCGGCTGCCGGCGGGCGCCGGTGCCGGTCTCGAGCGACTGGATCAGGTCGAGGTCCTTGTGGACATGCATCTCATCAGCCAGGTACCCATGCGGGTTCGTCCCCTGAAGCGTGTCCCCGACGCTCGCCACGGGCTTGATGACGGCGCCGTCGGCCGCGCGGATGATCTTCGACTTCCAGGCGCGCACGCCGGCGTCAGCCATCTGCGGCGACGCACCGACCGCGAGCGCAATCGGGTCGTAAGCGAGCCGGGCCTGGTCCTTCGAACCAGCCGCTAGGAGAACCTGCGCGCCACCCTCGCCGTCGGCGAAGGCTAGGTAGACCATGATGGCGGCGCTCAGAGTCGTCTTCCCGTTCTTGCGGGGCACTTCGACCCAGGCGTCCCGGTACCAGCGCACCGTCTTGCCGTCGGCGTCCTCGATCACCCATCCGAAGATCGGGGCCAGGACGTAGGCCACCTGCCATGGTGACGGCTCCAGCGGCTTGCCGGCCCACTCCCCCTGCGTGTGCCGCAGTGCCCGCAGCGCCGCGATCACGCGGTCAACGCGCGCTGGGTCGAAGCGGGCACCCTGCTCCTCGCCGGGCTCGGGCGTGCGCCACAGCGGCTTCGCCCACTCGGGGACCTCGTAGCCGCGGCTCTCGCAGTACCAGCGGACCTCAGGAGACAGCCCGTGGGCGCGTGCGCGGTCTGAAGTTGTAACGGATGGCATGGAATCAGGCTAGACGGCGAACGGGTTGCCGGCCTTCGCCTTCACAGACTCCGGTGCGTCCATCGCCGCACGGGCCACGAACGTCAGGCCCATCGTCTTGCACAGCCCCTCGATCACTCGGGCGTGAGTCGAGGCGATGGAGAACGCCGGGTTGGCGACCGGGGTGCCCTTCTCGCTGTAGAGGATCACGCCCTCTTCGCGGGCGGTGCCGACCGCGATGGTGTAGAGCTCCAGCTCCTGCACGAGCAGCGACACCATCGTGGTGTCCGCGGCGGCCAGGAGGCCGCTCGCGTGGAGCGAACCCGTGATCTCGTCCCACAGGGGGTGCAGGTCCGCCCTCAGCGTCGAGGGCGGCTCGAGCCGAGCAGCATCTCGGGGCAACGCCGCCGCGGTGTGCATCGTGGCCTTCTCCGGCACCGAGTCGTCCACGAGTCGGAGCCCGCGCGGTAGGCGGGCGTCGCTCACGCTCTGACCGGCTTTGCGGCTCATCTCAGCTCCTCGGTGGTCGATCATTCGGTTGGTTTGCTGTGTGCCCCGATTTGTGAGCGGGGCTGCTCGTCCGGGACCGGTCAGGCCCCGACCCATGCCGCCTGGCGCTGCCCCGTGGTTTCGTGCTTCGAGGTTCGTCGTGGGTCTGCGCCCGACGGCGATATCAGCCTAGCACGCATCGCGCCCGCGCGCAAGAGGCCACGAATGCCAGATTTTTGGCTTGAAATGACGGGCGCGCCCCCCTGGCGGCGTGTTTTGTTTTTGCGGAACGCCCCTCCGCCATTTTCAATCCCCCGTTCGGCTTCGTCGCCGTTTCGGTTTCTCGACTCGACGTTGAATCGGTTTTGTCTTTTTGAATTTACTCGACCCAAGTAGCGTCGCGTGGAATGCGCGGCTTGCGCTTAACGGCTTTGCCCTTCGCCTTGCGGAGCCGAGTGCTATTCGCTTTTCGATTCGCAGCTGCGATTGCTGTCTTTCGCTCGTGGTGCTCACGGCAAAGAGCCTGAACATTTCCTTCGTCGAGGAATGCACCCCCGTCGGCGATCTCCACGATGTGGTCCACCTCGGTGCTCGGGGCGGTGCAGCCCGGCCACTGGCAGGAGGGGTGGGCCTGGAGGGTCCGGGTGCGGAGGGAGGCCCAGGGGGCTCGGTGGGAGGGGTGAGCCTGGAGCCACCGGGTGTGTGCCGAGGGGGTCCGGTTGGCGTGGGCGGGGCACCTCGATGCGCCGGAGGGGGTCAAGCGCGTGCACCCCGGCTGGGTGCATCTCGTGGGCGGCATGGTCGGCGTCATGGCTCCAGCGTACCCGGCGGGGCGCTGAGCGCGCAAGTGTGGTCCGCGCCACGTGGGTCGCCCCCACGACCGTTGGCGGGAGCCGGCCCCGGTGCAGCGTGACCCCAGTCACAAGCTGCTGCCTCGCGCGCGCCCGCGTATAGTTCTCTCCCCCTTTTTCTTTACCATTCCTTTACTCTCTCTCTCTACTCTCTATAGAAAGAAGGTAGTAGTTAGTAGAAGGGGGGACTTTTTGGCGTCATTCCGCCGATTCCGGGTCCACTAGGTTCGTGCTAGGTGCGCGAAATCGCGCCATCACGGGCCCAGCGGACACGCTTCCGCCCGGTTGGGTAGATCACGACGCCGATATATCCGCTCGGTCATATGACCTGGGACACGCAGGTAACGAATCGTTACCTGATGGCGCGCAAAGTTTCACCGATTTCGCCCCATTTACCTAGTCAACCTAGTAGCGCCGCGTCGTTGCAACGTTTCCCCTTGCAAGGTTCCCCGCCATCATGGTAGTGTCCGGGGCATGCCGCTCCGCCCCGCCTTGGTGGGCGGCGGACCCCCGACCACAACCTAGAGAGAGATAGATCGTGACCGCCCTCACCATTCCAGTGTCCCTGGCCTCCCCCCTCGCGAGCGGGGACTACCGCCGGAAGGAGTGGACCCTGGACACTTTCACCGACCTCGCGGCCTCCGCCCCCGTCCTGGAGAAGGACCCTCGGTCCGTCCCCGGCGTGTTCGTGGGGACGCTGAGGGCCCCCCGCGCAACGGCGGAGAACGTCGTCGAGCACACCGCCGTCGTGCTCGACCTGGACCAGGACGTGCCGCATGACGTGCCTGAGCGGCTCCGCCGGCAGGGGTGGGACTCCGTTGTCCACGCGACCGCATCCCACACCGCCGAGCGCCCTCGGCTCCGGGTCATCATCGCCATTGATCGCCCTGTTCACCCCGGCGCTTATCCGACCCTCGTGAAATGGGCGGCGGAGAAGCTCGGCGTAATTGTCGACCCATCTGCCATGGCGGGGTGCCACCGCTTTTTCCTCCCACACATCATCCCGGGTTCGAACGCCGAGCTGTTCGGGGTCGAGGTGCACCGCATTAATGGCGACCCTATCGAGGTGGATTCAGTTCTCAACTCCGCCCCGATGTTCAATCAGGCCCCCGCTGATTCCGATTCACCGAAGCCCCGCGCCCGCCGGGACCCGCTTCAGCTTCCCGGTGCTGCCGGTGCATTCAACCGGACCTATTCAATGGAGGAGGCCATCGAGGAGTTCCAGCTCCCCTACCGCCCCTGCGGGAATGGCTTCATCCACATCGACTCCACTCAGACTCAGCCAGGGCTCACCCCGGTCAACGATGCTCGCACGCTGTGGTTCGACCACGCCGGCACCTCGCCGACCCACGGGCAGACCATGAGCGTGTTCGACCTGGTGGCCGAGTGGCGCCATGGCCTTCAGACCGGCAGTGCCCAGGACGACCAGGACAAGCCCCCGGCCGAGCGCCGCTCCCGGGCGCTGATGGGCGTGGACGCAGCGCAGATTCCCGCCGTCGCCAAGGAGATGGCCGCCGCCACCTTCGACGCCGGCCCCCGGCCGGACGGCCCGCTGACCATCGAGGCGTGCGAGGCGGCGCTCAGCCCCCGCAACCCCAAGACGGGCAAGCGGGCGCTCACCGACGCCAAGGACCGCCAGACTCTCGTGGACATGGACCCGATGCTCGCCTCCAGGGCCATCTCCGCGATGGGGCGCCGACCGGGTTGGAGGGCCAAGCCAGATTGGGCCAGTGAGTCCGAGCTGTTCGAGCAGGAGGCCCGACGCCTGGGCCTGTACCCCGATCAGGACGAGGACGAGGCCGCGGTGCAGCAGTACCTCGGCAAGCACTACGGCGGGGACGTGCCGTCGATCTCCACGGTGAGGGAGCTGCTCAGCCTCTCCGCCTCTCAGCCCGGTCGGGAGATCGACCCGCTGACCTCATACCTGGACCGGCTGGAATGGGACGGTGTGCCGCGCCTGTCTGGTGGCGCCGCCACGCTCCAAGAGGTGCTGCCGGGCGTGGACCGCGACGACGAGGATGAGCGCCGCTGGGCGTCACGGGCCGTGATGCGGGCATGCGTGGCGGCCGTGGCCCGCGCGTACCGGCCCGGGTGGCAGGTGGACTCCTCGCTGGTCCTCGTTGGCCCGCAGGGCACGCGCAAGACGTCGTGGGTGCGCTGGCTCGCCGGCCCGTGGGCGGCACCACTGCCTGACATCCTCGGCGGAGACGCGGACCTGTTCGACCCGTGTCACAAGGCATGGATTGTTGAGGCCGACGAGGGGTTCGCGGTCACTCGCAGCGGCTCCCGGTACGGGGACGCGCTGAAGCGATTCCTCACCGCCCGCTCGGACACGTGGCGGCCGAAGTACGGGCGCACGTCGCGCACGATGGCCCGCCGCTTCGTGGTGTGGGGCACGACGAACCACGAGGACTTCCTTGCCAACGAGGAGGGGAACCGCCGGTACTGGCCCGTGCGGATCGTGGAGACCATCCCCACGACGTTCCTCACCCCCGAGCGTCGGGACCAGATCTGGGCCGAGGCTGTCGTGCTGTTCAAGCGCGGGGAGTCCACGTGGCTCAGCGACGAGGAAGAGCAGGTCATGCAGGCCGCGAGGGCCGAGCGGGCCACTGAGGAGGACCCTCTGGTTGGCCCGGTGTACCGGTACATCATGACGCCTCGCCCGCGGGGCCACGCCTGGATGGGCAAGGTGGAGCGGGAGACCGCGATGCTCGTCAAGGACCCGACATGGACCCCGCAGCCGGTTTCGGCCGCCACCCTCATGGTGGACCTGAAGGATGAGCTCCCCCAGCGAACGACGGTGCGCGCGGTGACTGCCACGATGCGGGCGCTCGGGTGGGAGCCGTTGGGTCAGGTCGGGGACCCGCGTGGGGGAGGCGCCCGCCTGTCCGTCTGGGCTCAGCCGGGGGTGAGTCACTAGCCGCAGAACTTGACAGGGCGATAGCGCTAGTCATATTGTTGGGGTGTCAGGCCGCAAAGGTCTGGCACCCCAACCTCAGTTAGGAACCCACGATGGCTAAGATCACACTGCACGTCACCCCCTCGGACGCCGCCGAGCTGGCCGCGATCACCGCGGCGCTCGCCCCGTTCGTCTCCTCCGGCGCCCCAGCTGCGGCTGAGAAGCCCGCCCCCGCTGCGGCCGAGGGGGCGCCCAAGCCGAAGCGCCGTGCACCCCGCAAGGACAAGCCAGCCGAAGAGCCCAAGGCCGAGGGGCCGGCCCCCGTCCCCCCTACCGAGCCCGCCCCCTCCACGGAGCCGACCTCCGATGGGGCGCTCGGGTCCCGCGAGGCACTGCTCGACGCCATGCGTAGCGCCCTGAAGGCCGGCAAGCGCGCCGAGGTCGCGCAGGTCCTCCAGGAGTTCGGGGCCACCCGGGCGACTGAGCTGAAGGACGAGGACGTGGCCGCTGCTACCGCGATGGTGGTGGCCCTGTGACAGGCCCCGCAGCGCACGCGATGCTTGGCCCCTCGTCGGCCAAGCGGTGGATGACATGCCCTGGTTCCGTCGCCGCCATCGTGGCGTGCCCCATCGAGGACACCACGTCGGAGGCGGCGGCCGAGGGCACGGCTGCTCACGCCCTGGCAGAGATTCTCCTGAGGGAGCGCATCGAGCTGAAGGGCCAGGGCGCGCTCTTGAAGGAGTGGCAGGCAGAGTACGGGGAGAAGTACGACGCCAATGAGCTGAAGGCCGGCGTCATGCCCTACGTTGACAAGGTGTCCAGCGCCTGGGAGGGGCTTGGCGGACGCAAGCGCGCCAGGCTGCTGCTGGAGCAGCGGGTCTTCGTCATCGACGGCGTGTACGGCACCGCCGACGCCGTGGTCATCTCAGACAAGGGCGTGCTGCACGTTCTCGACCTGAAGTTCGGCCGGGGCGTGCGCGTCGAGGCTGAGGACAACCCGCAGTTGCGGTGCTACGCCCTCGGTGCCCTTCAGGATGCCGAGCTGGAGCAGGACATCCACGAGGTGCGGATGACCATCGTCCAGCCAAGGCACAAGGATGGTGGGCACACATCGACGGCGGTGATGACTGCCGAGGCGCTGCACGCTTGGGGCAGGGAGCTGGCCGCGGCGGCCGAAGCCACCAAGATCGAGGGTGCGCCGCGTGTCCCCAGCGAGGGTGGGTGCCTGTTCTGCCCGGCGGCGCCGTGGTGCCCCGAGCGGGCCGCGTTCGTCGCTGAGGCTGTGGGCCTCGATGCCTCGACGGGTCTGACCGCTGACCCGGTGGACTACTCGCCGGCGGTGCTGGCCGAGGCCATGGGCAACGTCGAGGCCGTCGAGGGCTGGTGCAAGGCGGTGCGCCGCGAGGCGCTTCGGCAGGCAGGCACCGAGGAGGGCCTGCCCGGTTGGCACCTGAAGCCCGGCCGAGCTCGGCGCTCAGTCACAGAGGAGGCCGCTCAGGCACTCGTGGACTTCGGCATGCTGAGCGAGGACGAGGCGTTCACCCGCTCGCCAGCCACGCTCAGCAAGCTGGAGAAGGCGGTCGGGGGCCGCAAGGCCCTTGACGCCGCTGTGGGTGACCTGCTGAAGCTGAGCACCTCGGCCCCGACTCTGGCGAAGGACGAGTGATACACGACACGCATAACTGAACGGCCCCGGCGCTTGACACAGCGCCGGGGCCGTTCTTATGCTCTGACACATGAGCACTACAAGAACAGCGACGCGGTTGACCGTCGCAGCATCCCTCCTCATCGCCCTCATCTTCGCCCTCCTCCCCGGGGGCTCGGTCGCCGCCGAGGAGACCCCCCGGGTCACGGTGTCGGACCTGACTCTCCAGCGGGTGGACCGCACCGGCGCGGCCGTTGACGGCAGCCTCTCCCTCTGGTCCAACGCACGCCTCGGCTTCAGCTGGTCCGGGGACCCGAAGCCCGGCGACACCTTCACCATCGGCCTCGGCGACAGCTTCTCGGCCCTCGGAGCCGGTGAGACCAAGCCTCTCACCATGTCGGTCGCCGGCCGCGACGTCGAGATCGGCACCTGCGAGCTGAGCGTCCACGGCGTCACCTGCACCTTCGGGGCCGCAGTGGGCAACCTCCGCGCCGAGGGCTACACCGACTTCCGCGGCACCGGGTTCGCCTTCGTGGTCGCGTCCAAGGTCCTCGCCGCTGGCCCCGCGACCATGACCACCAACGGCATCGTGACGCAGGTCCCCACGCCCAACGGAGAGGGCATCGTGGGCCCGCAGGACAGCCAGTGGACCCTCGCCAAGTGGGGCTCCAACCCCTACGCCGGTGGCACCCGCGTTGACTGGGGCATCGACTTCGGCGCCAATGACGAGACGGCCGCCAAGCTCGGCAAGACCTTCGACGGAAGCACCCAGACCATCACCTTCACCGACACCCTCGGCGATGGCATGGGCTTCATCACCGACGAGCCCGGTGCCACTACGTGGTCCCGCCGCGTGAGCGGCGTCGATGAGGCGCTCGGCACCGCGGCCGCCGCCGGCGAGTTCACCGTCACGGCCACCTACGGCGAGGACGGACACTCCGCCACCTACACCGTTACCGGCCCGTTCCAGAACAACACCAACTACCAGCTGCGCTACCCCACCCGCTTCGCCGCCGAGCAGGGCCAGCCCGACAGGGCCATCGTGGGCCGCCAGTACTTCAACCACGTCGAGCTCGACGGTGGTGCCATGAAGGAGGGTGCTTGCGTGGTGGTGCAGCAGGGCTTCGGCGTGGACGCCGGCGCGAACCTGACCCCGAAGCCCGAGCCTCAGCCGACCCCCTCGGTCGAGC